AAATATCTTTCATGGGATATGATTTTCCAAAAATCATATTATGCAACAGCCAGTGATGAACTTGCAAAAGACAAGGATTCTATAAAAGAACTTGAAAATATTGGAAAAAACTTATAAGGCATATTTAAAGTTCCAGGTTTCAGGAAAGAAAAAACTAAAAATAATGATGAAAGCATTTGTCAGGATGGCAGGTGCTTTTTTTGTGCCTTTTTTATGGAATTTAGGGGGTGAGCCGTATGGCAGGGAACAGAATTAAGGGGATCACTGTCGAGATTGGCGGCGACACCACGAAATTACAGACTGCCCTGAAAGGGGTTAATACAGAGATCAGGAATACGCAGAGTCAGCTGAGGGATGTGGAGAAGCTTCTGAAGCTGGATCCGGGGAATACGGAGCTGATCGCGCAGAAGCACAGACTGCTGGCACAGGCGGTCTCTGAGACCAGGGAGAAGCTGGAGACTTTGAAGACTGCGCAGCAGCAGGCGGATGAGGCACTGCGGAACGGAACGATTTCCCAGGATCAGTATGATGCCCTGCAGAGGGAGATCGTTGAGACGGAACAGAGACTGCGGAGTCTGGAAGAGCAGGCGAACCAGTCTGCGACTGCCCTGCAGAAAATCGGGGCAACAGGTGAAAAGCTGCAGACAGTTGGAAACAAGATTTCTTCTGTAGGACAGAAGCTGCTTCCAGTGACGGGAGTGGTGACAGGGCTTGGAACGGCGGCAGTGAAAACTGCCGCTGATTTTGACTCTGCGATGAGTAAGGTGGCGGCTGTGTCCGGGGCAACGGGATCGGATTTTGATAAGCTCAGGGACAAGGCCAGGGAGATGGGTGCCAAGACAAAGTTCTCTGCGACTGAGGCGGCGGATGCCATGAACTATATGGCAATGGCCGGATGGAAGACAGAGGATATGCTGTCCGGTATTGAGGGTGTTATGTACCTGGCTGCTGCATCTGGGGAAGACCTTGCAACGACCTCTGATATTGTGACGGATGCGCTGACAGCTTTTGGGCTTACTGCAGCGGATTCAGGACATTTTGCAGATGTGCTGGCGGCTGCTTCCAGTAATGCAAATACTAATGTGTCCATGATGGGCGAGACATTCAAGTATTGTGCGCCGGTTGCCGGGGCGCTGGGATTCTCGGTTGAGGATACAGCGGAAGCCATCGGTCTGATGGGAAATGCCGGTATCAAGGCTTCCCAGGCCGGTACTTCCATGCGTTCCATTATGACCAACCTGACTGGGGATGTGAAGCTGTCGGGTGCGGCAATCGGGGACGTGACCATTGCTACCACAAATGCGGATGGTTCCATGAGGAGCCTGTCTGCGATCCTGGCTGACTGCAGGATGGCTTTTGGCGGAATGACTGAGGCAGAGAAGGCGAATAACGCGGAGACTCTGGTTGGAAAGAATGCAATGTCCGGGTTCCTAGCACTGATGAATGCGGCTCCGGAGGATATTGCAAAGGTATCTGGGGCAGTGAATAACTGCAAGGACGCGGCAAAGAACATGGCGGATACCATGCAGGATAATCTGGAAGGACAGCTGACTATTCTGAAGTCACAGCTTCAGGAACTGGCTATTTCTTTCGGGGATCTGCTGATGCCTGCGGTGCGGAGTATTGTTTCCGGACTGCAGGGGATGGTGAATGTGCTGAATGCCATGCCGGACGGGGTGAAACGTGTGATCATGATCGTTGCACTTCTGGCTGCGGCATTGGGGCCTGTGCTGATCATTATAGGCAAGACCCTTTCGGCCATTGGAACGATTATGACATGGGCACCGAAGCTTGCCGGTGCGATCAGCGCGGTGAAGGGTGCTTTTGCGGCGCTGAGTGCCACGATGATGGCAAATCCGATCGCTATTGTGATCGCTGCCATTGCAGCTTTAGTGGCGGCTTTTATTTATCTCTGGAATACGAATGAGGAGTTCCGGCAGTTCTGGATCAGGCTGTGGAATGAGATTAAGGAAGTCGCTGTTCAGGTATGGACGGCGGTTTCGCAGTTTCTGGTTTCTGCCTGGAACGGGATCCGGAATACGGCGGTGGCTGTATGGAATGGCATCAGGGATTTCTTTTCCGGTCTGTGGGCTGGGATTAAGACACTGTTCACAACGGTTGTCACTGCAATTTCTACTTTCCTTGTGGGAGCGTGGAATGGGATCCGTGCTACGGTTATGACAGTGTGGAATGCGATTTCAGCATTTTTGGGTTCTGTCTGGAATGGGATTAAGTCTGTTATTACGAATGTGGTGAACGGGATCCGGACATTTTTGCAGACATCGTGGAATGGAATCAGAACAATTATCACTACGGTGATGAATGCAATCCGGACGGTGATTTCTACGGTATGGAATGGAATCCGGACAATTATTTCTACGGTACTGAATGGAATTAGGGGTACTGTCAATTCCGTGTGGAATGGGATCCGGAATACTATTTCCTCTATAGTGAATGGAATCCGGAATACGGTATCCGGTGCGTTTCATGCCATGTGGTCCGGTATCCGGAGCACGATTTCCGGAATTTATAATACGATCCGGGATGGACTGGGAAATGCGGTGAATTATATTACGGGTCTTGCATCTGCCGGATGGCGGTGGGGTGCGGATATCATCAATGGCATTGTGAATGGTATCCGGAGCTGTATTGGTGCAGTTGCCAATGCGGTGACAGATGTGGCAAATACTATTCGTTCCCATCTGCATTTCTCTGTGCCGGATGAAGGTCCTCTGACGGATTTTGAGAGCTGGATGCCTGACTTTATGAATGGTCTGGCTGAGGGCATTGAGAAGAGCAGGGGAATGGTGAAGGCGGCTGTGAACAGTGTGGCTGCGGATATGGTGGTTTTGCCGCAGATGGCTGTGGCAGATGGCAGTGTGATGACCGGTACGGGATCGTCCGGCAGTGCGGATCTGACGGCGGGCATTGTGTCGGCGCTGAAGGATGTGCTGAGTGATCAGAAGGGACAGCAGGGGGATCTGGTGATTCCTGTTTATCTGGGAAACCAGCTGCTAGATGAGGTGATCGTGACGGCGCAGCAGAGAATGAGTCTAAGGAGCGGAGGTAGATAGGATGGCTTTTTTTCAGTATCTTGTGTTTGACGGGGAGAACCTGCCGCTTCCGGATTCTTAT